GCTATTGGAATCTCACTTCAATCGCTTCATCGCAACGCACAAAACGTAAACATGAATATCCGTTTACAATGGTAGCCTCTTCTCCAAATGCAAAACCTAACCAATCCAACCACTTAATAGTTTTGTCATGGTCAGTAGGTACGACATTTTCTATAAGGTCGTAACGCTCTGCTATCCAGTTACACATGAGTTTTGAATTGCGTAAGAAAGGGCGGGGATTTTCATCTAAAACATCTGAACCTAACATCCAAATGCTTGCGCCACAAAAATCATCTAAGTCAATAAAGGGTACAACACCAAACATACACACAGGCTCATCTTTCCAAATGCCTGTCCATGTATATGCATTCTTATACCGCAGAGGAGCATGAAGCGCCCTCCACGGTGTAGATGAATGTATCATGCATTCGCGCACATCTGATGGTCTTAAACGATGCTGAAGATAACCAGCATGTTCAACAGTAGCTTTTACAATCTTTGCATCGCCATCAACATGAAATGCATCAACGGTAGAGTTTGGAAAAACCTTCTTGGACTTTTTGAACATAAGCATTATCCCTTTTTGCTGGATTCCAATAACGCTCATCTCGCATCATCGATTGCAATTCACCTTCATTCAAAGGCGCTATGCCACCTGTGTTGCCAGCCAAAGAACTATTGCCCATCTGGTTCATTAAAAACTCAAGCGCCTCAATGCCCTGTGCAGTAGCACCAAGACCTAAAATGGCATCTTGATATTCTTCTGGAAAGAATTTCTGTGACCACAAATCTACAGCTTCAATACGTGCATCTGCATTTTCACCGAGTGCTGCTTTTTCTGTATCAAGGTCAGGCTGACCAGCATTCAAAGCTTGGGCATACATATTGATGCCTTGCTCAAACTCTTCTTGGCTGTATGCATTTTCAAACGCATGATTTGCCCACCACTGGAACAACTCATTATCATTCACAAGCTCATCATCTAATGTTTCTGGAACAAGATAATCACCTGCTGTAGCTGGTCTATTTGCCAGCGCTTCTGCTTCAAACTCAGCAACAAGAGCTTGTCTCATTTCATCTTGTGATGTGCCAAGTTTGCTTTCAAGTTGGGAATAAGAAGATGCCAAATCTTCTGGTGTATTAAACTTTTCTGGCAACCATTCTGGTCTGGCAGGTGCTTCTGTTGCTTCAACAGCAACTTCTACATTATCTGCTTCACTCATTTGATTTTACCTTCTCGCCGTGTTGAACTCGTCTTTCAATAAGACCTACAAGAAAACGCTGACCTTCAAGATGACGAAGCTCTGCGTCAGATGCGCCACCACCAGTGACGGCTTCAATGGTGATTGACCGCAAATATTTAAGCACCTGTGCGCCAGTTGGCGTTCTAAACAGTGCGTTTACATTTTGAGAAATTTGTTCGTCCTCTGCTTTGGGGCGAGGAAAACCATCAAGTCCTAGGTGTTTCGACATTTGCCTGTTGCTGTTGTTGAGCCATTTGTTGTGCCGCCTGCATTAACTGTTCGCGCTCCACCCCATCTCTTACCAAGCTGTCTGGCACACCAAACTTCTTAGCAAGAAAAACTGCAACCTCATCAGACCTAATAAGAAGATTTAAAATCTCAGGCCCGAATGTTCCCCCAACTAATTGCAGGTAACGTGATATAGAAGATATGTCTTGATTAGCCTGTGCTTGTGCAAGAGGCGATACAGACTTTACCTTTACTTCTCTGCCATTGACAGTTGGTAAATCAATTCTTCCCTGCTTCTTTAGAATATAAACTACACGCTGAAGAATTGGCTGAACCATCTCCGCTTGCAATCTGCCAAACGCTGAACCAATACGTCTAGACAAGTCAGCCATGCGCTCTGCAACTTCTGTTGCTGAAGCTGGCGTTTTGTTTGGATCGCCAAGCATATCATTATATAATGCACGCTTGATGTTGGAGCGCATATCATTTAGCACAAGATTAGCAACATTAAAGTCACCTGCCGCTTTGATTGGTTGTAATCCAGCAGAACCCATAGCCTTTGGAATGATAGTCCCTGGAACGAGATTAATTGTATCTGTGTTTACAACGCCATCATCATCCATCTGGTAAATACCAGAGATAGCCATCTGTGCATTTTCAAGAATTAATTCAATAGTAAGGTTAGTTGTCTTGATAGCTGAAAGCGCATTAACAAGTGGCCCTCTTCCATATATTTCACCTGCCGCCTTAGACCAGCGGAAGCAGATAAAAGGATTAGAACCAAGACCTGTAAACTTTTCGTGGTAGATTACAGACTTATCTTCAACATCGATAACAAAGAAATCATGCGCTTCTTCATTGCGCTTTTCATAGTTACGACACACGATTTCAAGCATCTTACACTTTGCATCGGGATTTGTTGAAGCTTGTCTAACCAACCTCTCTGACAAGATTGCTTTAGGGTAAGCAAGCAATATCTCATTTGTCTTGAGAGAGCGCTCTCTATAAACATGATCGATGCGGTCATCCGCACCTGTGTCCAATACCACAGACGGAAGTGGAATCGCGTTAAAGCGAAGCGGATTAACGGCATCACCTTCTTCACATAGAAGCACACCTGTACCGACAGCCAAATCCATAAAACTTTCATGTACTTCTTGCCCGAAATTAGAGTTTTGCAAAACCTCGAATACATATTCTGTAACCTCGTCAAGCTGGTTATTCACTTCATCAACTTGGTCTTTGGGAACTTCTGAACCAGCAACAAAGTCTGCCCAACGTGCAAAGTTTGGCACTAAGCCAGACTGAAGCCGTGATGCAAATTCTTGTGTGCCGACTACAGCAGTCTCATCAAAGATGCGGTCATCTCTGCGTTGCCCTGATGTTTCATAATAAAAGCTTTGCCGCATGGGCAAAGCATACTCATAGCACTCATCAAATAGAGGCTCGAAGTTTAAACGCGCTGACTTGGCACGTTCATATTTTGCAAGCATACGCTCTGCGGTTTTTTCATGCATTAGAGCGTTCCGTCAAAGTAACCCATGCCGCCTTTGCTACCAGTGAGCAAAGACACGCTTCCCATACCACCACGCTTTTTTTTCACAGCACGCGCGAGGTTATCTTCTTTGTTCTCAGCTTTTTTAGAAAGCTCTTGAGACATTTCATTTTCGCGCTCAATCTCTACATTAGGATCTACAGCAGGCGCTTTAGGTTGCTTCGGTGCTACACACATAAGACAATCTCCTTATACCTTGTGATATGTTCTGCGCTTTTGCAGAGCAACGCACAAAACTACATCCTTGACCACAAACCAGCTCTTCTTTGTTTTGGCTTGCGAGAAAACACATCAAAGTCTTTGCGTGCTTGAAATGCATTTGTTGCATTACCAATGTTCTTCATAATGGCTCTGCCTTCACCAGCACCCAGCATTAAATACTGCACTGCATCATGTATGTGAGAGAAGTGGTTCTTTTCTGGTTTGTCATCATAACGCTCACCTGATACCTGCAACCTTCTATATTGATAACCACCCTCAAAACCTTTGATGATTGTGCGGCAACGTGGGTCAATCAAAAGCCCAGACTGCCCGTCAACCATCCTCCCCAATGGTGCTGAAACTGATTCCAGCCTAAGAGACACATCGTTTGATGGCGCTGGACGAGCGTTAAGACCTGCACTTCGTAATATTTGGAAGGGCGTAGATTCATCTGTTTGAGCGCGAAAGTCACCTGCTGGGTCACCAAAAATGATGACCTCAGATTGATTATATCTTGTAGAAATTTCTTGTCGGAGGACTTCGGTAAATTTAACGATGCCCATATCGAATGCCACTATCTCCTGTAATAGTAGCCAACGTCCACGCACTTTTTGCCCAAACACACCAGCAGGTGTTAAACCAAAATCAATGCCAAGGTAAATAGGCACACCCGCCGCAACTGGTATTTCTTCTTTCGCAACATGAACGTCAGTTGCAAACATTGGATAAACAGGTTTACCGTCTTTGATAGAGCCAAGGCGGTTCATCACATACACATCTATCCAACTCTTCGTCTTGCCCTGTACGATATTCGGATAATAATCTTTCCTCATATTGTTTTTGTTTTCTGCGTTCTCGTTGGGCATATATCCTGTGACGTTTCCATCTTCCTCTTTTATTTCCAGCATGCCTTGAGGTTGAGTGAAGAACTCCCAATTGTCTGGCTTGACCAACATCTTTGCCTCTTCCTTGGCAATGTGATCTGGTATTGGAACTTCTCCTGACATAATTGGCCACCAGTGATCCTCCTCTGGAGCATTAGTATCTGCAATTACTCCTGTCCAAGTACACCCGCCATCCTTCATAGAAGGGAATCTTCCTACGCGCATTGAACAAGCATCAATAATAGACTTTGGAATCTCACGCGCTTCATTTACCCAGATGCCTGTAAGCTCTAAGGAGAGCAACTTTTTTACATCTTCTGGTCTATCAAGAGCTAAGAAGATAACTTCCAACTCTAGGTCAGCGCGTTTAATGTTGTGAGTATAAGGAACAGACCATTGAAACTTTCCCCACTCTTCTTCGGGAAACCAATCAAGCCATGTCTTAATAGTTGTGGTTTTAAGTTGGGGGTTTGTGTTTCTAATAACAGCCCATCGTGAGCGGCGAATGCCATTCTTATCTTTTTTCTGTTCAAGAGCGCGTCTAAATAATTCAACACAACAACAAACAGATTTACCAGAACCAACAGGCCCACGCAGTAAACGAAAGAATACATCTGATTTCATAAACGCTTTGAGCGTGTCACCATCAGGTTTGTATTTAAATGTTGTCAACTTTATGATCCTTACCGAATTTAATCATGCGCTCAACAACCTCTGGCGCTATGACAGCAATAACTTTGTCTGCTTCTCTGTCGGTTTGGAATTGCTCTGGATGGAAGGCAAGGTGTACACGCTTTACAATGTTGCGAAGAAGAGCGCGTTCATCTTTGGTGATGGTATGCAAAAAACTCATGTGCGATATGCCTTTGTCTTTTTTGCAACTGATTTTGGTTGCTGAGAATGTTGTTTACCAGCTTTGATGGCTTTGCGTTTGGCGGCTGTTGATGCCGCATATTCTGCTGATGAAAGAGATTTGATTGCGGCGGCTGGAAGGTAGCGTTCACCTGTAGCATCTTTTCCTTGGGTTGATGGCTTACCAGATTTAGTGCGCCATTTTTGTTTAGTCCAATTGCGCAAAGATGCTTGAGATGGTTTTAAAGCCATAATTTTTTTCTCGCTACAAAGTATAATGTTCCAAAGATTAATAAGCCCGAAACTAAAATTAATGCGAATATGCCTATTGTTTCGATTAGTTCTTCACGTTTTCTTTTGCGCTCTGCGATATCTAACTGCCGTTGTTTGCGTGCTTGTGCTTGATACTTAACCCAATCAGGCCACAAGCCTGCTCTGCCATATAACTGCATCCAGCTTTGAAGCTCTGCTTCTTGCTGTTTAATTTTTTCAAGCGCCATAAATTCTTCAAAGTCATTACCAAATACACTAGCTTTCTTCTTGCGTTGCCGCGCTTGTAGACTTTCTTTTGCGCCAACAAAATCTTTGATAGCTGACCCTGCGTCAGCAAGTTCGCGCCCATTCGCAATAGTTTGCTTTATGATTGCGAAAGCACCGTTGATTGCCGCAAGCTCTGCTAACATTAGCTAGTATAACCGCCTCCCTTTGCTTTATAAGCCTTGGCTAGCATTTGCGCTTTTCTTGCTGACCACTGACCTTTTTTGCCGCCCTTGTCACTAGCTTTGATGCGGTTAAAGAGCGCTTTACGCATAGTAGGGTTGGTATAATTACCAGCCGCGTTGACAGCCATTAGTACCCCCGTGAGTATGAGCCAGCCGCAGGTTCACGCTTCATTAAAGAAGCAGGCTTTTTCTTCGCGGCAGTTTGTTTTTTTGCTGCTTTTTTTGCGGCGGCTTTACCAGCTTTGGTATATGGAAATTTTTTCCCAGCTACGTTAGGCATTGTTAACTCCTTGCTTTGTTTCTGCCGCGAAGCATTGATTTCTTTTTTTGTTCATAAGCACGTTTCGCACGTTCCATCTTTTGTTTCATTGCCGCTTTTTCACCACGCGGGTCGCTACTTCCCTTTGGCTTTGCCGCATCTTTAGAACGACTTTCTGCACCTTGTTTGACAGATTGTTGAATAGAGCGCGTTACGTTTTGTTGTGCGCCTTTGTTTTTATTTTTATTGTCCATCATAGACATCTGCGTTTTAGACATACGCTTATAAGGGTTGTTGGATTTATCACCAGCTACCTTGCCTTCAGGTAAATTAATTTTCTGACCAATACGAATTTTGTTTGCGTTTTTAATTTGAGGATTTGCTCCAAGCAATGCACGTAAGGTTAACCCTTTTGATTTTGCAATCTCAGAAAGCGTATCACCCTTTTTGATAGTTAAAGATGCCATTATGCTTTATCCTTTTTGGCTTTGTTGCGTTTAGAAATAGCGGCGGCTTTTGCTCTAGCATCAGCAGAACTAGACGCACCCCACGCCATAAGGGAAAGAAGTTTTCTGGTAGGCTTGCCCTCGCTGTCTCTATCAGGACCTTTGTTGCCAGCCATGCGTGCAAGAAAGCTAGCCCTGCGAGGATTGTCACCAGACTTTACAGGCGCTTTAAGTGTGCCTTGTTTGTAACTATCGCGGCCTTTTTGGTTCAATCCACCTTTAGGATTCTTACCTGCCGAGCGTGTCCATGCTGGTGTTGTTGCCATCAACCAAAGCCCCCCACTTGCTCAAATAAGGTTTCCATACGCTTGCCAATGCTACCTTTTTCTTTTTTCTGTTTGTCATATCGTTTTTGATTGGTATCGCCAGTAGGTGTGTAAGTATTCCCGCGCCGTTGGAGGTTGTTATCCAAATATTCTACTGGTGCTTTTAATGTGTCGAAAAAGTTTTCAATCATGCCGCCAGCATATTGATTTGAGAATTCATCCCATGCTTGTTTACGCTTGTTAGTCATCGGACCTTTGAACGTAAAATTTTTTGCATTCTCTGGAATGTCATCATCAAAGTCAGTGTCTATTACATCTGGCTCATTAGGTATCTCAATGCGAACACGCATCGCATCCTCGCGGCTTGAGCCATCTGGATTCTCTGGCATCAGCTTGCCGCCCAAATATCTGGCAACCATGAAAGGGTTTTTATCTTCTGCTGACATCTTGACAGCATCAAGAAAGCTTATGTTCTGAAAAGGAGAGAAGTCATAAGTGTCAAACACCACATACTTGCCATCTTTCTTTGTAAGGCCATAAGAGCCAAGAGAGTTGTCAAGCTCATAGTTCTTGCCAGTGGTCATCATTTGAACAACCTGCCCTTCCTTTAAATCAGGATGAGCTTCTTGCGCAATTGAACGCAGTAATTCGATAGCTTCGCCAGAAATATTTTTTTCAGTAATGTTGCTATCAAGTGGGTTGGCAAACTCTGGGAGAAGAGAGTTTACCACACCACGAATATAAAAGCTTTTGTGAAGCTTCATATCTTTTAACATGTCGTTCAAATTTGCCATTCTGCAATATGTGCAATATGGCAGTGATTATTCAACGCACAAACATAACCGAACCTTGAGAGAAAAAATACGAGTGAAGGTGGGGGTCGAGGGGGGAGGCGATAGTTTTTGACCCCCCCTGCCTATGTTAAGCTATCCAGTTATGTGAGCCGCGTGCGGCCAAGCGAATGCGCTAGGCCGCAGACTAATGCACGGGCTATGCCCGTTCCGTTTAGTCTCCGCGTCTCGCTTTATCATGATAGATCAATGTTGACAGATATGTCGCCAGCGTGGAGGTGCATGTGTCGCTCGGGGGCTTTGAACCCTGCGCGGTCTAGGATATCTTTACTCGCTTCTAGTTGCACGTACTCACTCTTAGCCCCCCGCGACAACTGCACTAACTTCGCGGCGGCAATCGTAGCACTCACGCCCATACTCTCTGCAATCCTCTGCATCATGTAACTTTGCACATGCGGTAGGCGCAAAGCCTTGCTGGCAGTCACTCTTCCGCTGTCACCCGAAGCGTAACCAGCCAAGCCAGCGGCCTCTGTGATACTACATCCATTTGCTACGAGCGCATCAACCAAGGCCGTCTGCTTGGCGGTAAGCTTCTTCCCCGCTATATCAACATCACTCATCTTATCATCCTGTACAGTTGACCCCCCCTTGTGTTCCCCCCCTTTATGAACTCTCCACAAAACAGGGGTCAACGCACAGACTGTAACCATCTGTAATGTTTTGCGTTACTTTCTGCGTCTCCGTGTGGTGGCAGCCAACTCCCGCTGAATCCTTACCTTGTGTCGCTTGCCGATAAAGACAAGGCCAAGCGCTGTCGTTCGCTCTGCTCCGAGCCTTGTCTTTCTCGGCTAGTCGCTCCACTAGCGGGCAGATTCATACGCGGGAGATTGGCTCCCGCCCAAACAAACGGAGACTAAAATGAAGAAAGTAAATGCAAAACAGTTAGAAGCGATGGTTACAAGTCTATACGGACATCTAAATACAAACCTATCCGATAATTACCCTGCGTACTCATTCGTTGGTAACATGATAGAACAAGCTATCTGGAACAAGAACAACAAACTGAATGACGCGGCTGAAAAAACCGAACGAGTTGCATCGATGCTTGGCGAAAACATCGCTCAAGAATCCACCGAAAACGGTAGAGTAACGCACATGCCCAATGGCACAACTGCCATCGGTTCACGCAACTTCAGCCAGCACAGTGTTGACCAGTTGATTGCATATGCTGACAGAGATGAAACAGAAGCTGAAGCACACGCCGAAGCTGAACAAGCTCTGCGCGATGCTTACAAACAAATCTTTGGCACTGTATTTAAGTCAAAAGCCGAGCGCAGATCTGGGTCGATGCCCAAGACGGATGCGGCGGCATGGCTAGCAAAGAAAAGAGCTAGCTAGTAAATCTCACATCCTCCCGAAAGGAAGGGCTAGCCCTCGATGGGTTAGCCCTTTTTTTATACGCCAAGCATGCCTGCCCGTAATCCCTAAATAATGAAGGGCTGGCATGCGTCTTTGGGGTTTGCGCTAGCCTTTCCAAACAAGCATGTATTCCCACAACAAACTGCACAAACGCACAATAAACTTAATTTAAATATTGATACAGCTGCAATAATGCAGTATTATAAAAGTAACACCAACGAAATTAAGGATTTAGTCATGCGTAAATCAGATTATGATGCAATCAATCAAAAGATTATCTCACAACTTAATGAAGGCGTGCGCCCGTGGTGCAAGCCTCACAACTCAGGCATGGGAGGCATGCCGCTACGTTCATGTGGCACGCCCTACCGCGGCATCAATATTATTCTGTTGTGGTTAGCTGATTATGATAATCCATATTGGCTAACCTTCAACACAATCCAAAAGCTTGGCGGCTCTGTCAAAGGGCAGAAATCTCCAGCTAAAGTTGTTTATGCATCCAACGTGCGCAAAGAAAACGATGATGGCACAAAAGAAAGCTATGGTTTTCGCAAGCTTTCATCTGTGTTCAATGCGTCACAAGTTACAGGATTGCCCAGCCATTATTACAACAAGGAAAAAACTTTTTATAATCCTGATGACAAGATGGCAGATATTGATGCGCAGATTGCAAGCACTGGCGCTGATATTCAAACCCGTGATGGCACGCCATGTTATATCCCAGCAATAGACCAGATAAGAATGCCAGCCTTCGATGATTTTAGATCCGCTGGCGATTATTATTCAACTCTATTGCATGAGCTAGCGCACTGGACTGGGGCCCAATCTCGTCTTGATAGGTTGGATATGAAAAACAAGAAAGGTTATGCCTTCGAGGAATTGGTAGCCGAAATATCTGCCGCCTATCTCATGGCTAACTTAGGTATCTCTCCGCAAGTACGCGATGACCACGCCGAATATATTGGCGCATGGCTGAGCGCATTAGACGATGACCACAAATATATTTTTGATGCGGCAAGTGCCGCACAAAAGGCTGTTGATTTTGTCATGAATGAAATCAGCAACGCACAACACCAACTGTTAACCGCTTAAAATAGGAGCTAATCATGCAAGCTATTGAACAATTAAAACGCCTGCCATTACAGGTAACAACAATCATAGATGTCCAATGTTTGGGCGAAACGCTAGGCCGCAAGTTATGGCCTAGCGAATATCAAGAGGTAATCGATTATCTCTTTGCAAATGATTCATCTGCCAAAGCCACCGCAAAAGCGGCGGCAGATGTAACATTTGAAATCAAACTCAATCAGATGGAGGAAGAGCATGAATATTCAAGCCAATTCATCGACGTGTAACACCATGTCTTGGGCCGATGCCTTTGCCATTGTTCACAAGTCTATTGAGTTAGATGCTCAACGCGCAGAACGGGATGCAGAATATTATGAAGATTCTCACAATCCAGATCCCGAAAATTTCTCGCACGCATTTGCCGCCGAACAAGCACGCGAACGTGCGGCTAAACTGCGTGAAGCTTTTCAAGTTATAGCGCGTGGATTTTAATCAATCGTGGTGCAGGTTTCTTATTATCTGCACCACCATCCCTTCAATATCCAACTCTTTTGCTTTATATATTTGCGACCCGCTTATAAATTTATTAGCCTCGCTTGTTGCTTCAAGAACTAAAAATTTATCTTCAAAAAATGCCACAACAATATCGCCAGCCTTGAATGATTTTGATTTGCGAACAATCAAAATATCATCAACTGCCATTTGATAAGCAGGCCATCCAACCCCAAGTTGGTAAGCTTTTACTTCGCCTTTAATACCCCACACAGAGATCACCCCTAACCTATTGCGGTTTTCTGAGTACAACGCAACAGCATTAATTTCCCCCTGCTGTATTGGCACTGATGAAAATGTTGGCGAACTGCCTGCAACATACGCCAGTTTAGATATTGTTCTTGAAGATGGTATGTTGACTGCATCTTTCAAAAAACGAGTTATATTAGTTGGTGATGTGCCAGCCAGTGAAGCCCACTGATTAGCTGACCATCCTTTAGCATCCATTACCTGACGCATCCAAACACGAATCGCTCTGGTTTCTGGCGTTTCCATAAACTACCCCTGCAAGTGGTGGTGACATATTCCCGACTGACGATAACTTGCGATTGAGTCGCAAGCCATAGGCACGATGTTTCATTCCCCTGCGCCTTCCCATCGGTGGGGCGTGAGGTACATTTTCCCAATGTGCAGTACAAGTAGACAAGTGCATATCAAACCTCTTGTAAAATTACATGCTAAATTAACGCACTAATTTTTTGTGCGTTTGTTGATGCTACTGCATTATTGCATTATATACAAGCTATGAAAAGTTACATTACACAACTCACTGAATTATCCGCGCCAACTGGAATTAACTTAATGTTATTTTTCAAACAAGCTGGCGTGCCAACCTCAACATATTATCGCGCTAAAGCAGGGAAAGATTTGCGTCTATCAACAGCAAGGAAAGTTGAAGATGCGATCACATCTTACTCACTACACAAAGCCGAAAGCGAATACGACTAGCTGGCAAAATTTAATAACGTCATTAGTAAAAGCCAGGTCAGATAAAGGATATTCACAAGAAGAATTAGCGCATCGGATTGGCTGTACCTCATCTCTTATACACAAATGGGAGCAAGCTAAACGTGTGCCTTCTGGTTTCATGTTAGCCTGTTGGTTGGATGCGCTGGACGCGGAAATCAAAATCGAAATCAAAGAATAAACTTAAAGCAAGGCATGCAACTTGTGAGCATTGCAAGGTGACAACCGAATGGTACACCAAGCTTATGAGTGGCTCGATATATTGTCTTGATTGTATGGAGTATTACGGATGGCAACATCTCAGCG